CTGTCAAAGCCACAGAGTCTCTAGCACAACAGCCAATACCAGATACTGTGTCTGATAGAGTCATAGCAGCAGGATCGTAAGCGTCTTTGTACACTAGGATCTGACGACGACCAAAGACATACAGGAAGCCGTTGTGGGCAGCTAGAGCAGTGATCTCATCTGCACCGTTAGGCCACACCTCAGAGACATCCAAAGTACCTGAAGTACCTGTTGACAAGACATGACCAGCAAGAAGGTCACTGAATTGAATGGTACTCTTAGTTGTAGTGTTACCGCCGCTCCAGATACGACCAAAGGCACTGATAGCTACGTTATTCTGTTCAGCTGTGCCCAAGTGACCTGTCTTCTCTGACACTCTACGGAAGGTAGTTGTAGAGACAGCAGGATCAAACACTAGGGGGTCGTAACCGCCTTGGTACAAGTAAAGTACTCCGTTCAAAGGAGCCATTTGCCAGTTGTTAGAAGTGATTGTAGGGGCTGTACCGCCACCGCCGTATGTTAGGGTAGTGAGTGTGCTACCTGAGAGTCTAAACAGCTTGTTGTTACCTGCACAGATAGTATAGCTAGTACCGTCGTTAGCGATAAGCTCACCGATGGCTTGGATAGGGTTGCTACCTAAGTCAGTGCTAGTTGTGTTCTTAGCCAACCAGCCTTTACGAGCACCAATACGACCAAACTTATCAATCACACAGTTATTAGCAATCGTGGCAAACCCTGACTCAAGAGTTACAGAACTATCTTGAGTATTGATCCCCTTAAAACCGGGGGCTGCAATGGATGATCCTACGAGTTGTTCAGCCATAGTTAGGGTGCAGTCCAGTTCATCTCTTCAGAGTAACGATTACGCTCAATAGCAACTTCGTTAGCCAAAGCAAGTTTGTACATGGTGTAAGCTTCTGATGACAAGTTACCACCGTCTTCACCACGTTCAGCGATAGCCTTGGAGTAAGCCAACAAAGCTACCAAGTGAGCAGGAACCAAGATACGGGTTGTGTTGGTAGACAGTTCAGCTTGTGGGACAACCAAGTTAAAACGGATTGTGAACACACCTGAAGGACGTTGATACAAGTCAACCTGTGTGTCTCCGTTGGAGTCTACACCGTTGAAGTTGTAGTACATAGGGGATCCACGATCAGTATCTGCTGTGAACAGGAACTGTTGTGTCATCCAGTTTGTAGGTGCGTTCTGAAGCACAGTGTTGCTTGTGTCGTTAACAACGTCAATCACACGAAAGCGAGTACCTGCACCTGTCAAAGTGTAGTTGTATGTGCCAGCAACTGTGTTCACTGTGACAGTAGAGGACAGGGAGTTCCACTCAGTAGCATCCTCAACCTCACGCTTGGCATCGTTAACCAAGACACCAATCATAGAGGAGTAAGGGGTGTCCTCTACGCTCTGCACTGTAGGTTCACGTAGCCTACGGAGCACGTTATTAACTGTATCTAAATACGTAGCCATAGTTTATAGGCCCTCTTTCTTTTCAACTTCAAAGGTGCAGATATAAGACATAGTGCTGCCAGCTTCTGAAGTCATGGTAATGTAGTCTCCTGCCTCCAAGACCATGTAAGCTCCACCATCAAGCTTAAAGTAGTTCTTAGAGGTAAGACCGTAATCGCTCAAGATAAAGATATTAGTGTTAGCACTGTAGTCATGCCATGTAACAGTAATATTCTTGGTAGACCCTGTACCGTTCAACAAGTACATCAAGTTCCACTTAGCGTAATAGCCAGTTGGAACTGTGTAGATTGTTGTGGCAGTGGCAGCAGTTAAGTTACCGCCTTGGGTAATTGCTCTCATTTAGCTTTCTTAGCCTTGTTCTTAGCTGTACGCTGTCCACGTTGAGGCATACCAGCCTCTGACATTGCAATAGCGATGGCTTGCTTACGGTTCTTAACCACAGGGCCACCTTTACCGCTATGGAGAGTACCTTCTTTGTACTCGCCCATGACCTTACCTACTTTGTTTGTCTGTTTCTTAGTTGCCATGTGTACTATCCTATCTTAAATTTTACTGTTTGTCAAGAGTATTACTTACGTTTCCACTTACTTCTTTGTAGATTTGGTACACTTTATGACCAATCATCAAGACTGTGTACACAAGAGTAGCCCAAAGTACTAATTCACTTACCTGATAGCCAGCCACTGTAGCCAATGAAACCCCAACAGGAGGAGCTGTTTTAGCTACTACAGCTGCTGCTGTGTCTACTTGATGCTCAGTCACTCTCAAGCCTCCCAAGGAAGACCGTTAGCAGTCACAGGGGCCTTCTGAGCCTCAATCTGAGCCTCTAGAGCAGCCTCTACAGTCTCTTTGTCTATCTTAGTCCACAACCAACCAAGAACTGTTTCTTCAGTCAAGGTGTCATAGTTCACGAATGAGTCACCACGTTCTAAACCTTGTGTGCTGTAAATACCTGCACCATAGGGCTTTTCAGGGTCGTTGCTAGCCTCAGTTGCTGAAGCAGTCCAATGCACTACTGTTACAAGACCATCAGAGGTTTGGCGTTCTAGGTTATTGATTTTCCATGTGATTGTCATGCTTAACCTTTCAATGCTGCGATTTCAACAGCTTGTGCGTCTACGATTGCTTTGAGTTCTTGGATTGCTTTTACTAAGCGGGCTTCTGTCTTGCTCCAGCCTGTGATTGACAAAATATTTTCTTCTGAGTCATCTTGCGAAATAACATCAGGATAAACCTGTTGCATCTCTTGAGCAATAAAGCCAATTTGATGCCCACCACCATAAGATTCAATGTAATCGTATTCAACAGGGCGCAAGGCCATGATGTTTGCCAACTGAGAAGGCAAATCAACAATGTTTTCTTTTACACGCTGGTCAGATGTTGAACCAAACGCTGCTGTGTTTGCACCATTGGCGGTAATCCTTCCGCAGTTAGCGCCACCGTTGTTTATTTGGAACTGAATAAAGTTTTGAGATGTTGTAGAGTTGTTGTCAAACTTGCTGACAAGGATTGCCTGAAAAGATGTATCACCACTAACACTAGAAGTAACAATAGGTGATTGTGATGCGCTCCCTGCGGTAACAGCAAGCCTTCCACCAGCACTTGTAGTCCCCACCAGCAAGTTACCGCTGGAGTCGATACGGGCGCGTTCTGTGCTGTTTGTACATATACGAAGCGCATGGTTCGTCAGAGTTCCTAAAAGCGATTCATTATCACCAGCAACACCAATTGCAGTTTGGCAACCACCACCATTAGCACCCACAATGTAAGACGCTGTGCCTGATGCTTTATAGCCAGCAATAACACCGTAACTAGCAGGGCTTGTAGTACCAATACCCAAATTCCCACTAGCATCAAGCGTCATTGCTTGGGTGAAGGTGATGTTATTTCCTGCTGTGCCTGATGCTGCGATTGACCACAGGTGTGTGCCGTTATAGATGTTGTATGCGGCTGCTGGCGCAGTTGTTGCATACTTAAATGCAGAGTTGTAATAAGTATTGGAAGTTAAATACAAATTACCGCTTGCAAATCCAGCAATTCCATTCCCGACTGCATTGATTTCGATTGATTTACCAGCGTTCCAAGCACTAGGCGTAACACCTAAACCCATGTTGCCAGAACTATCAACCCTAGCTCTCTCAGTTCCACCAGTAGTGATGCCAACAGTATCAGCAGCGGGGAAGAAGATACCTGTGTTGGTGTCTCCATCGTTGGTCAAGGTAGGAGCACTTGCTGAACCATCAGGAAGGGTCAGGATAGAAGGATTAGTACCTAGTTCAACGACAGTACCTGAAGCGTTCTCAGTGAACAGACGCTTATCAGTGACGTTAACAGCTAACTCACCTTGTACTAAATCACTAGATGTAGGTACAGCTGAGGCTGTAGAGCTATTTTTAATCTTAATTGTTGCTGGCATAGTTTATATTTTCCTTAGTACGTTATTAGTACGTTCCACCGTCAATAGTTCCTGAGAGTTTAGAAGCGTCTAGAGTAGACGAAGAAGTTAGATAACCTGCTGAGGCATGGTTGCCCCAACCGTATGCTGTATCCCAATTGGTTTGCTTAGTTGTTGTTGGGATCGAGTAACCTGCTGAGAAGGTAACTGCTAGAGTCCCTGAGCTTGTAATTGGATTACCCGATACAGACAACCCTGTAGGTACAGACATATCAACGCTAGTGACAGTACCTGTAGTGCTTGAAGTACCTGCTCCGATAGCAGTTCTGAAGTCTGAGGCACTAAGAGCACTTACAGTGTTATCAGCGTTAAGACGTACAAAAGTAACTGCTGAAGGGTTAGTCAGCGTGAATAAGTTACCACCAACAGTAGTGGCACCTAAGCTAGTCCTACCTGTGGAGGCTGTCAAACCAGTTGCACCGCCATCCCACTTCAAGCGATCAGTGTAAGCAGTATTCCAGTTGGTAGAGTTATTAGTTGTACCATACCAGCTAGAAGCTACGTAGACAGGATCAGTTTCAGTGTAAGACTGTAGAGCACTATCTGCCTTAGCCCCTTGTGCTGCTGTAGCATAGTCAGTAGCTGCTGTAGTAGCCGCTGTACCTAAACCAAGGCTTGTACGTCCTGTAGAGGCGTTTAAACCTGTACTACCGCCGTCCCACTTAAGTCTGTCTGTATAAGCTGTGTCCCACTCAGTCTGTTTAGCTGTGGTTGGGATAGCGTAACCAGTAGCGTAGGTTAGTGCTAGTGTGCCTGATGTGGTTACTGGGCTACCAGATACTGACAACCCTGTTGGAACAGACATAGCAACTGAAGTAACAGTACCAGAGCCAGCTGAGGGTTTGTCAGTAAGATCATTGTATGAGCCTGTAGTAGCGACTGTAGCCAAGTCACCGGGTTGTACGGCTGAGTCAGCTAAAGCCCCTTGTGCGGCTGTTGCAAAGTAACCTACATCCTCAGCAGCTGCAGTACCTAAGTC